TGTGCGGCTTGTAGCTCTTCATCTTTCACAAGACCGCTTTCAGACGCTCTTACGATCTTCCAATACCACTGGTCAGACCCAGCTTCGGACTCTGACTTGGCGGTTTCTAATAAATCATAAAAATGATTATGTCCTGCCGGGGTGCCTAGAAATACAGCCGCACCCTCTCTGTCTGATAGGGCTGGCCTCACTACTTCCCCCCATACCCTTGGGTTTTGCATTCCAAACTCATCAAACACACACAGATCAAGATAGATACCACGCAAGCTATCAGGGTTCTCAGCAGACAAGAGCATCAGCCGACCGCCATTAGGGAAATCAACTCTCAGTTCAGTTTCATTAAAGTTCACACCGGGGATCACAGATGCATAATATTTCACATAATCCCACGCAATACGCTTGGCTTGTGTAAAAGTAGGGGCTACAAAAGCCACCCTTGGCCTTGGCAATTCACAAACTAGACAATGTTTGATTAAATGATTTACAGCCCAGACCGTCTTGCCAAAGCGTCTGTGCATCACAAGCACGTTCCAACGCTTCACACTCTGGTGCATTTCAGCCTGTAGCTCTCTAGGCTTATAAGGGATGCGTACCTGTTTCACAGTTATATCAACTTTCCCATAGTATCTTCACCGCACCGTCAGTAACCTCAACACCAGCCCTAGCCTTCTGCTCCCCAAACCTCTCAGGTATAATCTTACTAACCTTCCACCTCACATGGTTAGCATAATCCCTCAACACATGTGGGTCATAGTCCTTACGCTTATGAAGAGCATCATCATACAAAACATCCAACTCCTCTAAAGCCTTCTCAGCACTTTGACGCTGGGCCTCTTTCACAGAAGCATCAAAGCCCTCATCCTGCCGCATAACCTTATATACAGCACTACGGCTAATACCAACCTCTTCACAAGCCTGCACCAAACTAAGGCCATCGCCCAGAAGCCTGACAATGCCGTCCTTCTTAAAGTTTGTAAACCTAGCCATGTAACCTCCGGCTGTGTGTTGTAACGTACCATTTAACACATATAGAGTGAGGCGGCGCGTGTCGGGGCATACGGCAAAAATAACGTCCCCCCTATGCCTNATTATTGCAAGCTTTGCAACAATGCAACAGCAATGCCGCGCACAAACTAAATGCGCTTTGTCTGGTCATGTTTTGGAACAACAACAAAGCAAAACAAATGCCACCAACAAATAGCCACACAAAGACAGTAATGCTTTGCTTGTCTACTTCCGATTAATAACACATAAAATGTAGACGGTAAACGGTGCAAAGCTTTCACTTATATATATACCGGGCTGGAAGCTTAGATAAAATAATTTAAAAAATATTGCATTGGTGTATTGACTATGTGCAAGACTTGCACTAGGTAAAGGTTAACACTAGCAAAAGGGAAACAATAAAATGAATGACTCAATCGTTTTAATATTATTCGCAGGAAGCACAATCGGCATTGTTGGATGGTGCATATTCGTGATGGATTGCATAACAGAAATCAAACGTGATTTGAAATCGCGCAAATAAAACCAAACAACTAACTAGCAAAGAAAGACAAACAGATGACCAAAACATTCACAAAAAAAGACAGATACCAGATGGTTACAGACGCGGTGCTTCAACTAATGAATGAACATGGCACCGATTGGACAAAGCCTTGGCAAGAACAGGCTGGGAATTGTCACCACAATGTTGTGTCTGGCAAGCCATACCAAGGCACTAACACATTTATGACTGCCATTTCATCCTATAGGCACGGCTTCAAAAGCAACCAATGGGCGACGTTCAAGCAATGGGAAAAGCTTGGTGCCAAGGTGCGTAAAGGTTCAAAAGGTACCGACATTTTGTTTTTCGACAAAGTGATGATCACCGACAAAGTGACAGATGAACAGGCAATGGTGCCATTACTGAAAGGTTTTTGTGTGTTCAATGCCGATCAAGTTGATGGCTATGTTTCAAAGCCAGTTGATGATCAGCCAGCACCAAGCTTTAACAATGGCGACGCTGAAAAGCTTATTGCCGCAACCGGGGCAGATATTCACCATGGCGGCAACCGGGCATTTTATGCACCACAGCCGGATTTCATCCAAATGCCAGAGAAAAGCGCGTTTAAAGGCACCAAAGACAGCACGCCAGAGCAAAGCTATTATTCAACCATGTTGCATGAATTAACACACTGGACAGGCCATTCAACCCGGCTTGATCGTAAACTGATCGGGCGTTTTGGTGGCAATGCCTATGCGTTTGAAGAATTGATTGCAGAGACTGGCGCGGCTTTTCTTTGCTCTATGTTAGGGCTTGAGAAGCAACCAACGCCAGACCATGCAAAATATCTAAACAACTGGCTTGAGGTTTTGAAGCAAGATAAACGCGCGATGATCAAAGCTTTTGGACAAGCGCAAAAAGCGGCTGATTATATCCTAGCAAGCGATAGCCTAGCGGTAGCGGCTGAATAAAGATCGAAACAGGCAAGGCTATGCTTTGCCTGTCCTATGGTTAGGCCATAGCTGATGAGATCAGAAACACTAGCAAAAGGAAGCAATAAAATGAAAATATCACAAATCAAAGGCAGGACAGGAAAGCCCGTTGCAAATCAGTTTATTATTCGTTGCGACGATAGTGGTTGGACATATTTTCAGTCTTATCAAACCATGATCGCCAAGGTTGGGGATTGCGGCGCGATATATCTTGATAAAAACTATTGGGATTATTCGACAACAACCGGAAAATATCGCAATCAGTTTTTGAACATGAATAAAGACCAAACGCAAAAAGCCATCAACTCAGGCGAGATAGTGCTAAAGGATTTAAACTAATGGCTGAGAAACTTGTAAACGGTTTTTGTATGATAATCACAATCTTAATAATAATGGGTTTTATTGACTGGTTGTGGTTGTTTGGAGTCGAAAGCAGTAGAAGCTACACTTGGTACGCTGTAATGGCTCACTTTGGAAAATAGGTACTGACTACCCATTGACAGCTAAAGGCCTGTCAGTGGGCTTTAAATCGCCATTAATGGCACAACTAGCAAAAGAGAGAGGTTAAAAAAATGATTAACGCAATATTCAAATTAAAAGACAAGTCTCAAACAAATTTAGGATGGGAATACATTAAGATTGTTGATCGATATTGTTATGGCTGGGAAGAAGTGCCAGCAGAAAACACATATCACAAAAAAGCTTGGACAATGAAAAAGTTTACCTTTGTCATTCTGGGCTGGGATACAGACAAACCAAAAGATATGCACCCAATAACTGAAGATGAAATGGAAGACCTATGGATGAATTATGATTTTATTGAAATGGAAAACTAAAAGAGAAACCGCCAAAGCATTGCGCTTTGACGGTTCTCATTTCTTAACTAGCAATCAAGAAAGCATAAACAATATGCAGAGAGGAAAATAACATGGATGCAAAAAAAATCAAGCTTGAACGTCTACAACTAGGCTTTAGCCAGCAAAAGATGGCTGAGAGGCTAGGCGTTACAAGACGAACAATTATCAACTATGAAACCGGGGCAACACATGTGCCTGATACTGTCACCAAGCTGCACAACTGTCTAAAAGAGAAAGAGCGAGTAGCAAGAGAGAGAGAGTTGAACCAATGAAAAGAAGATATTTAGCATACGATCACTTGCCGCCAAAAGGTTTTGGTTTTTTCGTATGGGAAGATGAAGACGGTGTTGTATGGGAGTTGTTTGGCAGTGCAAAAGATTTGCCAAAAGAGATATACGAAAAGTGGAGAAAACAGAGTCTTCTCCCGCTATTCAAGAAGCATAATATAGCATAGCCGCGTGGCATATCTTTAAAGCATAGCCTTTACACTTGGCTATGCTTTTTTTTATTTACAAATTATGTGTTTTGTTTTGCAATTCGGTTTGCTCCGATAACGCTTTAACTGGCATTGCTTTAAGGAACGAGCAAGCTCGATTTTATCCAGTCAATTTTTCTTGTCAACCCCATAAGATTCACGCACCACTTGAACCCAAGTTTGCAGTGACATTTCTGCAACAAGTCGTGGGTCATAAGAGAAAGAGCGACACACCGCCATAAGCTGTATGACGCATCGAATTGGCCTGTTGTTAAACTTGTATATCAAGACAGGGAACCTATCGCCGGATGCCTCGCAAGCCTGTTCCCACCATGCTTGCTTGTAAGTTGCGCCAGAGGCATAAGCCTTACATTCAATAGACCAGCCGGGNATTACAATATCAGCCTCACCCTTGATTTGATATTGAGAGAGGTTGCGCTTTGGCATCTCAGGCAGTGACTCGCCCAAGTGGTCTTTTATGTAGTTTACAATCTGTCGTTCAAACGCTGCACCTTTCTGTCTACTGTCAGTCATAGCCAATCAATCCTTGTTTCTGTTGCATTGCCTTCCCATACAAACCAGCCGTAGGCAGTAGTTCCGCTACCGTTTGGCTCTTCATCACCGCGCCATATTGTTAGCCGTTGAGAAAACACCCAAACCCTAGCTGGCCTATGGTTGTCAAAGAGAGAGACACGGCGTTGCTGACCTTCCAAGAATGACAAGCGCAACAACCAGCAGTGCTTGTTTGCACCCAAGTCGATAGCCTTNTGTATGAACTGTTGAGCGAGTTTGTATGGTGGGTTGGTGATAATGTTGGGGGCTGCAAGCTTTTGTTCCATGAGAAAGTCAATCCCCGAATCGCCATATCCGTAGTCATTTAGATCAGTGCTGATGACGTTGTGGTATAGAGAGACAGGCGCAGAGATAGCACCATCGCCGCAAGCTGGCTCCCAAATATCACCAACAAAGCTTTCATGGTCTAACAGTGCTTCAATAGCCACTAATGGCGTGGGGTAAAAATCATCTTTCTGTCTGCTATCTG